GAGAACTTGTTCCATTTCGGAGATTGATTTGGCACCGCGAATGGTAGGGTCGATAATATGTTGTCGAAATATACTGATATCACCGGTATAAGTCATCAGTAGTGAATTCCAGGCACCGGCGGATGCGCCTGAATAAATATAGTTGGACAAATCATAGTGTTTCTTGACGTAGGCGGCCACTCCCATCATATAAAATCCCTTGTAGCCACCGGGGGAGATGGAAATAAGTTTTTTGCCTTGATTGCTGGGATTGTGTAATAGAAATTGTGTGATGTTCTCGGGGGAATAAGAAGCATTATTGTGTTTCGTGACAATGGTGGATGTGGGATGTGGTTGCATGTATATCTTTGTAGATGTTCGGGTAAAAAATCGGAAGGGAGTTGAGAACATGAACAACAATATTAGTATATACATGGGTTTTTCTTTGTATATATTTGTAAGCTTATTTTTTAGATTACAAATGGAGTCTATTGCACAAGGATGCATTAGCGTCTATTGATACGGAATAAAATGCCCCTATAGTATAAAATGGACGCCGAACACGGAGAACCAAAGCGACGTGGAAAAAAATCGCGAAAACAGAATGAAAAAGAAATATTAGACGAATACTACAAGGACCGGGACCCAGAAGATAAATTCATCAAACAACGCAAAGCCTACGAGAACATGCAACATTTGTCACCCAATGAACGCGCTATATTCGACAATAAATTCACCAAACCGAAAAACCGCCACCAAGAAGAATACGTTGCCCATTTGCGCAATAAAAATCGCAAAATCATCGTCGCCAGTGGTCCTGCCGGTACTGGGAAAACTCTTTTTGCTACCGAATATGGTGTGCGCAATTTTTTGTTAGGTAATTGCGAGAAGCTGATTTTCACCCGACCATCGGTGGCCGTCGATGAAGAATTGGGCTTCCTTCCGGGAACTTTAGAAGAAAAGATGGCACCATGGGTCCGTCCGATTTACGATGTGTTATACATGTTTATTACACCAAAAGAAGTGGTCGAATTGATGGAAGAAAAGGTCATCGAAATTGCCCCTTTAGGATTCATGCGTGGGAGAACTTTCAAAAATGCATGGATTGTCGCCGATGAAATGCAAAATTCTACGATATCACAAATGAAAATGTTATTGACTCGTTTAGGCGAAAATAGTCGTATTGTCATTACGGGGGATTTAGAGCAACATGACCGCGCCGGTGAAATCAACGGCATGGAAGATTTCTTAGGGAAATTCAAAGGGAAACGGTCGTCCAGTATATCGAGTTTCGAGTTTGACAAGAGTGATATACAGCGTGAAGAGGTGGTGCGCGAAGTTCTCGACATTTACAGCGGCGATTTGCCACCCACATATACAGATGACGAACCTGTTATTTAGGATAAATTATCCCTGTATAATATATAATGTCGTTTTCAAAACAAGCATCATCTTTATTCAAAGATCTTTACAAAAAGGCGTCTAAAAATATAGCGGGAAAAATGGTGGGAACCGGATTATTATATAATAAATGGGTTCTCTACTGTGCGTTTTTAGTATCTCTCTTGAATTTGCTAGTGTGGGTAGTCGCCGGTGATATTATGAATGTCGTCATATTTATCTTGATTGGATTTTTGACATCCTTTTTCAGTAAAAATATGGTCGTTATTTTAGTGTTTGCTTTCGTCATTTCGAATGTTCTCAAATTCGGTCTAACTATTGGACAAGAAGGATTTGAAGAGGGAGAAGTGAATATCGAAGAAGCAGATGAAAATACCGAAGGTATGAAAGAAGAAGAGGGATTGACGGAAGGAAAGAAAAACCATAAAACAAAAAAATCATCCAATGCCGCAACTGCAAATTCCTCATCCAATGCCGCAACTGGAACCGATGTCAATGCAGATGCAGATGTAGCCGAAGATTCACCTGCAGAAAACGCACTCGATAATATTTTAGAAGATGATAACCAGGATGAAGGTATGCAAACCCTCGGATATTCATCAGTGGTTCCAAATGCCATGTTTGAGCAACAAACTCTATTTTCCAATTTACAAAAAATGAGTCCTCTTGTCATCAACACCGATAACGAATCTAAAATTCGCGCACAACTAAAATACGAAAGTTTTGTATCAACCCGTTAAACCTAATAACATTTCAAAGATGCCGAGAAAAGGTGTAAAATATCTATTACGTATTTGTGTAATAGATATTTCTAATTGTATATTAGTAATGGATAAAATATATACACCTTTTTTAGTAGCATTTTTGATCGTTGTGATTATCGGATTTTCTTTTTACAAACAACTAATGAGAGCAGATGAACAAGAAGGTTTAGAAAATATGGATTCTCAAACGATTGTCCGATCAGATGGTAAAAGCGTAAAACGCCGCAAAAGATCGGCCACCATCGACGAACCCGTATTAGAAAATTACAAAGAAGGTATTAAAATTGCTGGAATCAGCGCAATACAAAAAAACATGAAGAATATTCCGAAAATGACCTCCCAGAAAGTGATTAAACCAATGACAAAGAGTTTCACCAAAGTCGGAAAACAAATCAGCGGAGGATTTACTAAAATTTTCGGAATCATTACTAAATTCTTCAAATACGTGGGTGATGTGTTTGTTTCTATATTTAGCTATATTGAATGCGGATTCTACAAAGTGATTAAATTGCCGCAATGTATGGGATGGTACATGCTAGAAGTATTCGGCCATATTTTGTATATTCCATTTGGCTTTTTCTTCTGGGTATTCAGCCTACAAGCCATCGAAAAACAAATATGGGGTGTGCTTGAAGATGTGGATTGTTTTTGTCATGCATCTACCGGTTACCATTTGATTCATTATTCAGACTCCATCATCAACAAATGTTATAAATGCAATATTAAAAAGATGCCGAAATTCCCAAAGATATAATGTGCCCATACTGTATAAAAAAGATGGCTAAAAAATGCATTCCGGGTGTCATATGTATTGAAAATATGACACTCTTTGTTCTCGTCATTACGATTGGTTTAGTTTGCTACCTTATATACAATCAAAAACCACAACAACCTATAACACAAAAGCCGAATATAATGGTTGTTCCTCCTCCACAACCTTCTTTAGTCGGAATTCCCACCCGCAGCACCGATTCACTCAATGACCCATATGCTCCTCCATTAAAAACAAATGGTTACCTAGAACAATCCACCTATGATGTGCGCGGAGGGATACCCATCAATATTGAAACGCGTGCGACCGGAATGGCCTATCAACAAATCGGTATATTGACTCCATTGAACAGTGCAGACAATCATATGATATTACCATTGATGGGCCGAAAATTAATGACAGGTCGAGACAAATGGCAATATTATACCATGGCAAATGGTGCCGGAACCATTCATGCGAAATTGCCCGTCAGCAAAAATGGAAAAAGTTGTACCGGAGAATATGGATGCGACGATATACAAAATGGAGATACGGTATATGTGGAAGGATATAAAAGTACATTTATGGCAACAGTTTATGAGAACATCAATTTTTCATATATTCCATATATTTAGCAGGTTCTCGCAATATATATTCTAATTATATACTAGAATATATATGACCAAGACACAACAATTTGTATTGAATGATGAATCGATCTATGATAATAGTCAGTCATTTCATTCTGATTTGTATGAAACAATCGTATATTTAAATCAATTCGAAAAAACAAAATCCAAAGGCGGATATATCAAAATACCATATTTTATGCCAGGAGCATATGCAAACCCAAATGGAACGTTGATTACGACGGATAAGACAGTTACTTACAAATGTAAAAATATGTATATTTTTAAAGCCACTCATCATATTGTCATGGATACACCCTATGACGGAGAACTCGTCGTCGAAATGGAACCAACTGGAAATAATTCGGGCATTTTATTTGCTTGTTTTTTATTAAGAAATATACAAAAAAAACACAAATCTACATCTAGTTTAGATACAATCATTTCCACATCGGAAAATCCTCCGAAAAGATTCACTTCTTTTCAATGTAACTTGAAAGAATATATTGACGAAAAACAAAAAAAAATCATATACGCTAGTGGTAATGATAATGTGGTAATTTATACCACCCCCATCCATATACACCATGTATCGTTTTCAAAATATAAAACAATACCAGTTACATTGTTTGCACCTTATCCAGTAGATAAAAAATACCAAATATTACAAATAAAAGAATCTTATGCGGGTGTAGAAGGTTTTCAAGAAGGCAAAACAAACAAAAGCATCGGAACAACCCAAGTAAATAATGAAGTAATGACTTGTACGCCAATCGATATGGATGATAATGAGCAAGGTGAAAATACTGCAACCTATTTAATGGATAGTAATACTGCACAACAAATGAAAAACATGGGCGTTGCCTATGCCATGATGATTACATTGGTATTGGTAATGGCGGCTTATTTAGGTGCTCCACCCATCTTTCAATCCATGATTGTACAAGGTATAACCAGTTCCGAATTATTGACTATAAATACGTTTGTCTTTCTGGCTCTGAGTTTATTGCTTTCCTTTATATTATTGTTAAATGGTTCTATCTATGATACAAAAGAAACAATGACCGGTGTAATGTTGTTAGTTTTCATTGTATTATCCACCATGAGTGTTGCAAATGCTCGTCTTTCTGACACGAAAATAACGATTCCTTTTGGACCGATTGGAATAAATAAATTCACATATAATGCATTGATGGTATGGAGTCAAACCGTCGCAGGAATTATTGGAAAACAGTTTGGTGGCATTTTACGATGGTTTATTGGGTTGTTTATTGTTCTTATCATACCATGTGCCGTGATCTGGGCTAAGAAGGACAAAGAAAGTAACCGTCAAGAAAAAAAAACACGCGGATATCGTAACAATGTAACGGGTCTTATTTTAGGAATCGGTCTAATATATGGACTCATTGCAATTATATATGCATATTCATTCAACAAATAACATGATCAATCAATCAACATTGATAATGTTATACTAAAGATGCACCTTCCATTTTTTCAGCGACGGGTTTGAAAGTGGTTACTACATATTCGGTAGGCTGGGGTTTGTCAATAGGTGCGCGAACTTCGATGACTTCTTCTTCGACAGTCTTTTCGACAGCTGGATTCATTTTACGCAAATCTTCGTCTTTTGCGACTTGAGTTGGAGTATATTTCATAATTACAGCGCGATTGTTTCCAGCACTTCCGGAACTGCGGCGTAATATTTCATAGGCTACGAAAATGAACAATACGCCCAATATTGGATTTGTATATACGAAAAGTGCAATGGTCGCGACAAATAAAACAACCATGCCTAAAGCAGAATCAAAATAAGGTGCTAATAATTCGGGAGTTTTGATAGGGAAAACAATATAAATCATGAATGCTACGAAAAGTACAATTTCGACCGGTTTCATGGATTTCAATGATGCGGGGATTTTCATTCTATAACATAGATTTATATATTTTTGCACAAAAAAATTGATTTTGAAATGATTTAGCTAAATACTATGACACACCCCCAAATGAACAAGCAACAATTCTTACGCCGAAAAATCGCGGCCTCCAATGCCGCCAAGAAAAAGACAGAAAAACCCGCAAAAGAACCGCCTTTTGTGCCGTCGGCCGATTACAAGGCCCTCATATGCAAAATATCCTATTTAGGAAAAAAGGGATACACGATCCCCAAAGAACATTTATTACCCGAAGACGAAGCCTTTTTGCGAAGGGATTTGTTCGTCAAACCCGCTACCAATGCAGCGGCCTATGGACCCGCCTCCGAAGAAGAAGCCTACCCCGTCTTTCGCGAAAACGACAAAAAACTATACATCCCCCGATTCTACGGTATTCAACGCTACGGCCTCCCGCCGAAATCCGAAATCGACGCCGGCGACACCATTCACCTCGATTTTCCTAAACCTCTTCGCGACTACCAGGACAAAATCATCGGTATTTATACCAAACATGTCGATGCGCCCCTATGCGCAAATTCCCCACTCAAAGGCGGTGGAGGCATACTCGAAGTTCCGTGCGGCCGCGGCAAAACCGTCATGGGGTTAAAAATCATAAGCCTATTACACAAAAAAACCCTGATTCTGGTACACAAAGAATTCTTGATGAACCAGTGGATTGAACGCATTGCCGAGTTCTTGCCGGGGGCGCGCGTCGGCAAAATCCAGGGACCGGTTATCGATATTCTCGATAAAGACATTGTCATAGGAATGATTCAATCCCTCTATGACAAGGAATATCCCACGAATACCTTTTCATCGTTCGGTCTCACCATTATCGACGAGGTCCATCGTATTGGCAGCGAACAATTTTCGAAAACGCTGTTGCGCATTGCGACCCCCTATATGCTGGGGATTTCGGCAACTGTCGACCGCAAAGACAAATTGACAAAGGTGTTATACATGTTTATCGGGCCGAAAATATACACGGAAAAGCGCGAAGACGATGACGTGGTTTGCGTTCGTGCTATACAATATGTGAGTGGTGATGCGGGGTTCAATGAGACGGAATATGATTTCCGCGGCAATCCGAAATATAGTACGATGATTACGAAACTGTGTGCGTTCGGTCCGCGGAGCGATTTTATTGTTCGTGTGTTGGGCGATTTATTTGCAGAGCATCCGGAAAACCAAATCATGATTCTATGTCACAATCGGTCACTCCTGAATTATTTGTATGAGGCCATCAATTATAGACAGATTGCGAGTGTGGGATTTTATGTGGGTGGTATGAAACAGGCGGATTTGCAGGAAACGGAGTCGATGCAAATTGTGTTGGCGACGTATGCGATGGCAGCAGAGGCGTTAGATATCAAAACGTTATCGACATTAGTGATGGTGACACCGAAAACCGATATTGTGCAGTCAGTCGGTCGTATTTTACGAGTGAAACACGAGAACCCGATTATTGTCGATATTGTGGATTCGCATGATGTCTTCCAGAATCAATGGCGCCATCGCAAGACCTTTTATAAAAAATGCAATTACCGGATATTGCAAATCGATAGCCGGAAATATGTGAATATGGAAGGAGCGGCCGACCCGGCGGACAAGACGTGGATACGAGTCTTTGAACCATCCACAAAAAAGGTGGATTGCGCACATGATGAATCCGAAAATCTTCCTAAACCACCTGCTCAATGTTTGATATCATTGGATGACATTGATTTTGAACAAGGGGAATCTTAGTAATTATCGTATTTGTTAGGATTCATCACCATCATTCCATTGCGACTATATAGAATATCCATTTTTTTGTCTATATTGTCGAGATGTTTTGAGTGATTCGGTGCAACATAAAATGCTTGATATATGGCAGAAGCCGTCGTAACTGCTAAACCTGCCATCGATATTCGCAATTGCGCGCGTTTCATAATACAAGTAGCCATATATTTTTATTCTTGTATATGATGCATATACAAGAATCAACGACAATGATTATTTAGAGCGGTATGTATCAATCAACGTTTCCAGCTCACTATAATTTGCGTCAGGTTTCATTTTGTTGGTAGATTTCAGCCATTTTACAATATCGCTTTTTGAATTTTTTTGGGGATTTTGTATTTGTAATAGTAAATTGTGTTGTATGTTGTCTTCTTTTTTCTGGAGTGTAGTTTGTATTATATTTGTATTCAACCATGTTTTTATGTTGTTCAAGGCACCTGCATCGGCGCCTTCTCTAAATCCTTCGGATTTTACCATATTTGAATGCCACATCCATCTACAACATAGGTGATGTATTATGGCAAAAAGAATCGCATGTGTAAATGCGATTACATATTTCGAGCCTTTGGGTGGAAGCTTCACTAAGATTCCGGGGGTTAAGACAAAAAATAGCAAAATGCTACATAGAATCATAAGCATCATTATACATTTATGCGTACAAAAAAGAATTTGTCTATTTGTGTCTATACTTTCTAGATTTCGTTTTCCTAAATTTCGTTGCACGTTTTTTGCAATTTTTTTCGGCGAGTTTTTCGACCCCCCCCTGCATATTTGTAGGTTTCGCCACTTAGCGCAGTGACATAGGGTTTTGGAATCACACCGGTAAAATTACCTTCGGGTGGATATAGTTCATAATGAATCATCGGTCTATACATTATGAACAGATACTTCATTTCGCCAGTTTGTGAATATGCACCACTTGTCCATTTGCAGGAACAATACGACGAGGTACCCATTTTTTAAATTTGTTGTGAAAGGTGCATTCGATCAATACCGATTTTTGCAAATCGACGTATTTCGAAAAATCGGTATTTTCGAAATCGTCTTCGTCGTCACTTTCTTCAATATAGTCTAAATTTCGATTTTCCCGTATGTTGCGAAAAATCCCATTCATGAAAATACTGGTCTGGTATGTCGGTATACCCGCCACTCCACAATATACTTGCGATTTATTTTGCCCATAGGCATACAAATGATAAATGTCAAACTGCACGTCCGCATTTACCATAAACACGGTCGGAAATTTATATTGCGGTTTATGAAAATCCATTTGGTGGGTAACGCGTAGATTAACCATCGCGACTGCCGATTTGGTCTCGACCTGTTTCATTTTCGTCGATAAATTCATGTATGGCACAATCGTATATAAACTGCGATATTGTAGGTGATGAATCTGGTATCCACATTCGTCGAAGGATTCCTTGTCATTGTTTTTTCGTAGCAAGGGCAATCGAAAATGCAAGTCTTGATTGTTCTGTGCAGATGTATGTAAAAAGAAATCTTCAAAGATTCCGAGTTTTATGCTAAAGATATGTTGTTTCACACAAACGCCTCTATAATACAAAACATCTTCGATAACAAATACTGGAAAATCTCCTTCGGTAATCGTGCCATAGAAAATGGTTCCTAAAGAGAGCTGAGTGGTAGAAGAGAAATTCGCCGTGGTGATTTTTCCGATTTTTTTGTCGCGCGTCAATTCCATGAGGTAACATACATCACGATTGTCGCAAAATGAAAACCAGGCATAATATTTGCGACCCTGGGGTATGGCTAAAGCGATTTCGTATTTGTCGGACGGAACTTTGTTATGGGATATCGTTTCAT